ATGCGCCCCGACGAAACCAGCGTGGTCACCAGATCCTTGGCAACGCCGATCGTGACGTGGCCGGACTGCTCAACGCTTTGCGCCAGCGCGACCATACCGTCCCGAGTCAAGCCGGCGTAACCGGCGGTCGAGGCGATGGCATTGTTCATTGCCGCCATCTCGGCGGCGCCTTGCTGGTAAGCAACGACGGCCCCGACAACCGCGACTGCCGATGCTGCAAGGGCGCCACCAAGCAGCCCGAAGGCCGCCGTGGAAAAACTCGCCCGCTCCGCCAGCACCATGAAGCTTCCCGGCATGCGCGAGAAATTCCCGGTCATGGCCTCATGGCCAAGAACGATCAGTTCGCGGCGGGCGCCGGCGGTGGCGAAGGCGCCTTTGTCCGCGCCTTCCGCCATGCCCTTGAATGAACTGGCGCTGGCGGCGCCGAAGTCGGAAAGGGCGCCCTGGGTGGCCTTGATCTCGGCCTGGATCCGCGCATAGACCTGATCGAGCTTGGCATCGTCGCCCGGGGCGATCTGGCCGTTCCTGGCGGCTGTCGAAAGCGCATTCAGGTCTTCCTTCAGGGCACGCAACTTGACGCCCATCGGGTCGTACTTGTCCATCACCTTCTGGGCTTCGTCGGCGCTCTTGTCGAGAGACGAACTCAGATCGTCGATGCCCTTGCGGAACTGCGCGACGCCTGCTTGAGCCGAGGCGCCGTCGTAGGAGATTCGCAGGCCTAACTGGATGTCGTCGCTCATTTTCTGGTCTCGTTAAGCACTGCCAGGGCTTCGTGTTCCATCTCGCGCAGGCCCTCGAAGATTCGCTTCCATTCCCGCCGGCCGATCCCCATCAACACCAACGTCGCCTGGATAGCGACGTAGTTCAGGCCGGTGTAGATCGCCGCCGCGGCGCCGGCCAGGAGTTGCCACTGAGTCGATAAGGCACACCAGATCTCCCAGACGTCGTGGTTTTCCGGCCAGACTTCAAGAACCTCTTCGGCGGGCACCTCGTCGGTTGCCGCGCCGAAGAACTTCAAGTCGTCTGCGTACTCGTCGCCACCTCGACCGCTGCGGGCGCTGGCCCAGCCGCGGGCGAGGTCGCGACGTTTTTTGCCGGCGCGATCCCGAATCTGATTTCGAGGATGGCCGTGGCCAGGCCCCGGCGCACCATCGTGCCGTCAGGCCCGGTACACAGATCCTTCAGCGTCTTGGTCGAGAACACGATCGGCTGGTCGGCCTCGTCCGTGACGCCTTCCCAGCCGGACATCAGGCGGGAGTAGAAGTCGCCTTCGAGGCCGCCCTGCTCGGCGACGGTGCGGGCCTCGGCGTCCTTCGCCATCTCCTCGTCGGTGCCGGCACCGAATACCTCGGTGCGGATCGCCATGACCTCGGCTTCGCTGAAAGGCTTGAACTGGCCGATGAAGCGGGCGTCGACGTCGGCCACACTGCCGTCGTCCTGGCATTCGCGCTGCGCCAGGGAGACCGGCCAGCGGCGGAACTTGAGTTTGCGTACTTTGAAGGCCATCAGTCGAATACCATGAAGAGTTCGTCGTTGCCGTTGACGGTGCAGGGCCGCAGATCCATGCCGAGCCCATCCACGCCGTTCTTGTTGTCGTATTTCGGCGCCTTGACTTGCGTCGAGGGGATGCAGATCCGGCCGCGGTAGCCGCTGGCAGTCCCGTGCGTGACGTTGACGCTGCCGAGCACGGCGTTCTTGGCCTCGGTGAACCAGTCCTTTTCTGCCTGGAGACCGGCCTGGATGACGATATTGCCGGCCGGCGTGCGATCGGTGATCAGCACGTCGTCGATACCGACCACGTCGTCGCGGTGCAATGTCTTCTGCGCCAGGTCGAAGCTGAAGTCGTACATGTTGCTGGCGAACCCGTGCACCGCCGCGGCGGTTGTCCAGGCGTTATTGACCGGGTTCGGTTGCTTGAAGTTTGACAGCACCATGCCGGTCGGCAGCGCCGTGTCCGTCGGCGTCGCGTACTGAGCGAGGAAATCGAAGCTGAGCAGCGGCAGTTGCTTTGGTGTGAGCTTGCCCTTGACGGTGCCGCGCGAGAACAGCAGTTTATGCAGCAGACCGTCGAAGTACATGTACATCGACAGCGACTCGAAGGCGCTGGAGATCGGGCGATAGATCGCCTGGGCACCGATGCTGTAGGTCGTGGTCGCGCTGGGCGGCGTCGTCCAGGTATCGACCATCGTCGCGACCTTGGTGGCGCCGACGTAGGACAGGATGTATCCGCTCTGGCCGGCGCCGGTGCCGCCCGTCAAGGTGATGAACATGCCCTGGTAGGCGTTATCGACGGCGCTGGCAGTAGCGGCGAGCGTGATGGTGTTGGTGCTGCCTGCCTGGGCGGTACCCGTTGCTGGTGCCGCCAGCAGCAGTTCGGCCATGCCGGCGCCGCGAAGGAGCGGTCCGAAGCCGGGCGCCAGGCCGGCGGTTCCCGGTCCCTGGAAGGCGACATCGAACGATACCTTGGCCGCCTGGCTGACGAGCAGCTCCGGCATGTTGCCGTAGTACGGCACTTCGACGTTGTTCTCGACATAGCTGGCATCGAGCGGCGTGAATTGAACGTTGCGCGCCTCGATCGAGTTGGCGCCGGGCGTCGGCACCGAGTCGGTGCCGGGCGTCGCTTCGATCTTGGCAAGCAGGCCCTTGCGGGCCCAATAGCGAGTAGTGGTGGCCATCGCTTATTCCTTCGCGGCGGTGATGGGGGTGACGGTGGCGCTGGGGGACTTGTCGGCCGGCGCGGGGACGTCTTCCAGGAAATACTGCGTCTCGTCCAGGTGATTGGCCGTGACTGCGCCGGTTTTTGCGTCGACGCTGAAACTGCCGCCGCCTTCAATCTTGTCCATCAGGAACTCCTTTCGTAATACTCGGTGGTGTACTCGTCGCGCCAGGCGGCGAGGCCCGCGTTGAAATCCATCAGCCGGCCGGAGGCGAACTCGATCGGCGTGCAGTAGGTGGGCGAGAAGCCGCGCAGCGCCACCTTGACGGCGTCGCGCAAATCTTCCAGGTCTTCCTGCGCCGGGCCGCCGGTGGCGGCCTGGGCGACGGACTTGACCATGATCTCGACCGCGAACCGGGCGCGCATGCGTTGCTCCGTTACCGGCCACGTCTGGGATGGATCGCCGGCCTCGGCGAGCGGGATCAGGTAGGCCGACGGGTAGCTCTTCGGTACGGAACCGGAGAGCGCCGACAGCACTTCCTTGAGCGCCGGGCACTCGGTCGTGAGCCGGTCGCGGATCTCGGCCAGGCGCATCAGAAACCTTCCGTAGCCGAGAAGATCGCGTCGGGTGCGGAGACCTGCACCCGCGCCGCCTCGACGGGCGCCGTGGCGGCCGGGAAGCCGAGCGTCATGGTGCCGGCGGCGAACGCCGCCAGCATCCGGCGCGCGTTGGCCGCCGCTTCCTTGACGCGATCCGGCGCGGCATCGACATAGAGCCGATAGCGCGTGATGTCGCAGGAAACGCCGGCCAGCACCGTCGGCGTCGTCGCCAGGGGCAGCGCGTAACGCGCAGCCAAGGCGGCATCGATTTCGGCGTCGGTGTCGGTCAGCGCCTGGGTGACTACGACCGTGTCCCAGGCGCCGTCGCCGTCCCGGTCGGCGAGCCCATTGAGCTCGTCAACACCGAAACGGTCGATCAGATCCTGGGCGACGGCGTAGCCCATGCGTTACTCGGCGGCAGCTGCCGCGACGGCGGCGATGGCGCCGCAGGACAGCAACGCCGCTGCGGTGTCGGCATCGACATCGAGTTCGTCGCCGATTTCGTAACGCGTGCCATCGTGCTCGACGGGCCAGAGCACCTTGTAGGGCGCGGGGACGGCGGAGGTTTTTGCTTTGGTGGCCATGATTTCCCCTTACGCCACGGCGTTCTGGAAGAAGTAGCCGACGTCGTTGGCGCTGATGACTTCCAGCACCGACTCGCCGACGCGGACGCGGTTGCCGCCGCGCAGGCCGGCCTTGGGTTCTGGGATTTCGCCGGCGATGCGATCGCCGAACTGGGCCGTAAAGCCGAAGGTCGGCTGGTCGGCATCAGCCATGTCGGCGGACACGTACAGCAGCGAGCAGTGTTTGCCCCAGACGCGGCTCATGGTCGGCGTCTGACCCTTCTTGGCGGTGTTCACGAAGCCGGCGCCGACGACGATGTTCTTGACTTCGAGCAGGTCAGCCAGTTGCTGGCGGGTGATGGCGCCGCCGGTTTGCGCCGAGGCGTTGGCCGCTTGGATGAGGCGCGGGTGCTGGCGCAACTGCGTCCACACCGCCTGGCCAAGCACGACGGTATTCGGCCGGAACAGCGGCGCGTCAAGCGCAGAGAGCAGGGCATTAAGCGGGTTGGAGTTGACGAAGTCGCTCCATTGGCTGGTGCCGGACAACGTCGCCTGGTTGGCGCCGGTGTAGCTGCCCGTGTTGAACACCGTATTGGCGACGCGAATTTCTCGGTCGAGCAGGATCAGGCCGGTCAGGAGCGAAACACTCTTGGCCATCGGCGACACCATGCTCGAAGGCTTGGGCATGGCGGCCCAGGCTTCCATTTCGTCGTTCGGCACCAGGTCGTCGAGGCCCCAATCGACGCACTCGCCGTTGATCAGCGTGCCGCCGAAGTCGACCATCGTCGGCTCGGATTTGCGGCCAACGCGAGTCTGCGGCACGGTGTAGCCGTCGGCCTGGTTGTACTTGGTGTAGGCGAACTTCTTCGCGCCCTTGTAGACACGCGGCAGGACCGTGTCGGCAATGAGATCGACGTCGCGGTTCTTGTAGCCGATCGCAATGGCGCTCAGCTCTGGATTGACGGGGAAGGCGGTGGTGCTCATGTTGTCTCCTGGGAGCTGGGGTGATTAACCTTGGATCGAGCCCTGCTGGAGCAGGACGCGGATGACATCGCCGGCGGCGGTGGCGGCATCGAGAGCGGTGCCGAGGACGCGGTTGTTGACGCCGGCCGCGGGTGCGGCGGCGACGGCTCGTCCGCTGGCGTCCGAGGTCATCAGGGCGCCCAGGGCGCAGGCAGCGCCGGCGGTGACGAAGGCGATACCTTCGACGATGACGTCGCAGCGTTCGGCGATGGCGGGCGCGACCTCATTGGTGACGCCGACCAGGCTGTCGGTTGCGGCGGCGGCGGCGACCACGGTTTCGGCCGCACTGAACTTGACGATGGTGTAGGCGGTGATGGCAGCGCCGGCCGTCCAGTTCTTTTGCAGGGTGGGATTGGACATTGCGGCTCCTTAGCGCTTGGCCTTGGCCGCAACGTGCGCGACGGCCTGGGCATGGTTGATGGTGACGCCGGCCTTTTCCTGCTCGGTCTGGTAGGCGGTGGCAGCGTCGGCGAGGGACTTCGCGTCGGCGAACTCGACCGCGTCGCCCTTGTCCGCGCCCGCGGCCTCGCGGAACTCGATCAGCTCCGGCTGCGCTTGCAAGTAGGACTTGAAGGCGTCGAGCGGCGCGCACTTCTTGGTGCCGCCGCCTTCGGCGAATTCGATGCTCGCTTCCGCGTTGTCGGAAACGTGATCCATGAACGAGACGATCATGGGTCGGTGGCCCGGCGCGAGCCGGCCTTCTTTGACCAGGGCATCCGCAAAGGAAGCATTGGCGGCGTGGCGCTCGATGCGGGCGCGGCCGGCGGCCTCATCCTTCAGGCGCTTGTTTTCGGCTTCGAGGGCTTCGAGCCGGGCTTTGTCTTCGACAGACATTTCGTCTCCTTTGTCGATGGGTGATGCGAATGAAGAGGTAGCCGACGCGGCGCTATCGTCGGTTGACGCGCCATCGTCCGGCTCGGCGCGCGCCTCGGCTTCGAGGTTGGCCACCGCGTAATCGGGAATCACGGAATCGGCCTTGTCGAGGCCGAACTGGGCGATGATGAAATCGCGCATGCGCCGCCAGAGGCTGGCGTTGATGAGGTCGTCGACGTCGGCGAACGAGACGACACCCTCATCGGATTCGGCGAACTCGGGATTGCGCAGCCCCTTGACGGCCGGCGGCTGGGCGCCGAGGAAGCCGACGTGGCGCAGGTAGTACACGCCGGGAACGGGGTTCGACGGGGAATCGGGCGTGAAGAACGAGGCGGAGATCTTTTTGTAACGCCCGGCAGCGACCATCTCCGCGAAGGCGGGATCGACCTGGTGGGGTTCTGCCTCCAGACCGATGCCCGCCTTGAGCCCCAGCCCCTTCACCCAGCCGTATGCGGGACCGTCGGTGCGCGGGTGGCCAACAACGATCGGCGCTTCATGCTTGGCGGGATCGTAGGCGTTCGCGCAAGCCGCGAGGTGCGACTCGGAGAATTCCAGCACGGCCCCGCTCATCGCGGTATGCCGGCCGGCCTTGAAAATCTGTAGCGCCTTGGTAGGTTCCATGCCGGCCATTCTGGCCGGCAGGACTACCCGTTTAGCTGCTGAAGGGCTTCAGCAGGTTGGGGCTCTATTGGGTAGTTGGCGGGGTCTTGAATTGACGCCTGGCGAGTATCTCGCCGGTCTCGACGACGTAGTAGATGATTTCCCGAAGATCGAAGGGAACCCCCATTCGAATGATCCCTGTATCTACAGGGTCGGTGAGTGTCGGCTCCTGAAAATGGCTAGGGGAGAGAATCTCGCCAAGATCGTAAAACCTGCCGACTGCTAGCGTTGAGAGGGTGAGGCCCTTGAGTGCTTTAGCTTTCTGGATAGGGACGGGAAACTTGTCGACATACAGCCGAGACCAATCCATGACAACGTTCAACAAAGGATTGCCGTCTTCCTTGAAGGCCATACCGAAGGACATCAAACGAAGCCTTTCAACCGAGACGGAAGCGCCATACGCATTGGTTCCCCGGTAAGAATCCTTCTTTCTATAGACGATTCCCCAGGGACAAACTACCCAGCCCGAGGGCTTCTCCGACGAGTAGCACCAGTAGCCACCCAGCGCCACTTTCCCACCCACGATGTAGATTTCGGAATCTGCATCGTACGTAAAGGGCAACCCTTCAATCGTTACCGCGTAGTCAACGTCCGTCTTGATGGGGTCAAGGAGCCTGGCTTTGTCGGCCAGTCTCCTATTGAATTCGTCAGTAGTCTCGAAGGAATCCTTGTTCGTTCTGGACGAAATCAGCATGAACGCCGAGTTAACGGTGGTCGCACTGGTTCCAGTGAACCCCTTGGGCAATGTATTTCCGGTGAGCACGAACGGATGCAAATCTAGCCCGTCAGGATTGCCCGACTTTGGGCGCTTCGCCTCGACAGCACCTGGCCACAAAAGAAACGTAGCGAGCAGAGCGAGAAACAATTTCATAGAACGTCCCATGACAGTTAAGTGGATATTCATCCTACCCGGTCTTGACGGCCCCTTGCAACCGGCGCAAACTCCGTCCCACTAAATCTCAGGCGGAAGTCACACCCGAAAGCCACGTGACGTCTGCCGCCCTCGAAAGAGGGCGTTGTTGTTTCTAAGTTTCACGCCGGGAAGAGAGACGGAAATAAAATAGGCGCAAGCCGAATACCGTCCGGGCTCCTGAGAGCCCAGTTGATTCCCGGCACCAGTAACGTAGGGTGCATTTCAACTTCAATCTCAGGAGGCCATCATGGCTAGCATTCAAGTCTTCACCGGCGAACTCGCCGCCAGGCAGCACATTCTCACCACCTCTCGCATCGTTGCACGCGCTTTCGCCAAACAGCATAAGAACGTGCTGCGCGACATTCGAAATATCGACTGTAGCGCCGAATTCAACCGGCTCAACTTTGAGCCCGTTGAATACTCCGACGCGAAGGGGGAAGTGCGTCAGGAATTCCGCATGACCCGAGACGGCTTCATGTTCCTGGTCATGGGATTCATCGGACCGGAGGCGGCTGCTCAAAAGCAGGCGTTCATTACAGAATTCAACGCTATGGAGGAGCGGCTGAAGCCGGCGCCGGCGACGCCGCTGGAGGAGCAGGTCTCGCGGCTGGCGGGGCATATGGGGGATATGGCCGAGGCTACGCGGGTGCTGCTGTCGCAGCAGCACACCACGGCCAAGTACATCGCCTTGCTGGAGGTCAACCAGGTCGGCAAGCGGCCGGTGACCAAGGACATCGTCCGGGAAGTCTTCTCCCTGCGCGCCCAGGGACTGGGCACGCGGGACATCTCCAAACTGCTGCGCATCCCGCAAACGGCGACGGCGTCGATCATCAAGGAGCGTTACCCGGGCTTGTCCGAGCGCACCGCGCCGGAGAAGAGCCTCGACGACATCCTCGACCAGCTGGTCGAACGCGGCATGGCCAAGCTGCGCCCGCAGCTGCTGGAGGATTGATCATGGGCCGACACCTCGACATCAACGCCCGCGAGATCTCGCATCTTGCCACCAAGGCCCAATACGCCGCGATGGCGGCAGGTTGCCTGGAGAGCGGACCACCCACCGACCCGATGGAAAAGCTCAACTGCATGATGTACCTGCTGGAGATCGCGGAAGACCTCGCACAGCAGGCTGCGCGCTTGGCCGAGCAGCTTGAACAGGACCTTCAGCGGGAGGCGAAGCAATGAGATATTCACAGGCTTCTCTATCTCCAGAGCCACCGAAAATCCATAGCATTCGTTTCTTGCTTTGCAAGGAGACTGGCATGTCAGAATCTATGAATGACTACGTAACTCGGCTTGAGGTCGAGTTCGGCAAAAACATGGTTACCCAGCTTTACCGACGCGCGGAACAGAACCCCGCGTCGTTGGAGTTTGCCGTTCACGCCAGGTGCATTCAGTGTTCCCACGGCAGGGACGACGATGGCTACATGGAGGCCGTCGGCAGTTGCCGGGCGTCCAAGTGTCCGCTGTTGCCGGTTCGCCCGTACCAGGAAACGACCGGCCGGATTTCCAGGCGCAAAGCCATCAACCAGTACTGCTTGCAATGCATGGGGTTCGGCGGCCAGCCCAAGGTTCAGCGGTCGGTGCAGGAATGTTCCATCGAAAGCTGTTTTTTGCACCCGGTCAGGCCTTACCAGTCACCCGGAGAAGAAACCCAATCTGAGGATAGCGTTAACGTCGCGTTAACTTCGCCCTGATGGCCCCCGGATTCGTGCAACGGGGTAAAGGTGGCAGGGATGTAGCCACCTGACCAATCAAATCGCTTAAAACGCGTTTCTGCGGCCCGGA